TTAACAATACCATAGTTTCTGGCATGATATGATCACCAAGGTATAGTTTAATTAATGTAGAGTGTGATGAGTTCTTACACTTCATTGAATCATCTAAACTACCACACCTATCAATGATAGTTTTTAAATCAGTGTCATACAAATAAGAAATACTCTGTATCTTCTTCTTCCAATCAAGGAAATTCTTATCATTCATATCTCCCACCCATAGGTTAGAGTTAGATAAGAAATTAGATACAAAGTATGATTCTAATTCTTTTTTAGTATATCTCTTGGCAAGTTTCTCAAAGAAGTATACGTCTGGTCTTTCATTAAACTTCTCTTGTGATGCTTTTATCTGACCATTATATTTGAAGTAATCGTATGTCTTTCTAGAGAAGTGTGCTTTTAATGCCAAGTAAATTACATAACAATCAAAGGCATTCATATAGGAAGAACTGCTTTAGTAGTTTTCTTTATGAAGTTTAATTTTATTGCTTCTGCTTTAATCTTTTCCTTTAAAGTTGGTGCTATCAACTTAGTAACTGAATCAACTTCTATGTCTTTCGACTCACAGAAGTCAACGATAGCATCAATGTAACTCAAGGTTCTGTTACTATCTTTAACGATGTTCTCAATCGTCATGGAGAATTTGTTCTTGTCCATAAAAGTGTCGTCAATTAATTCATTAATGTTTTTAGATTTACTGGGCATCTTTATACTCTCTAATGTAATCTTTTAATAAAGGCACGTAGTCATCAGGATTCTTTATGAATACCTGTGTGTCCCCAGTTTGACAAGTTATAAGAGTGACGATCTGTTCGACTTTAATACCAGATCTTTCCTCATACATTTTAGCATAACCTGTCTCTTGCACCAAGTATCCCTCAATCCATTCCTCTTTCTTTTCTTTAGAGGATGTCTTGAAGTCGATGATTGATAACTTACCATCAAACTCTGCTATGCAGTCAACTCTACCTGCTATTGCAAACTCGTGACTGTATAGTGGTGCTTCTTGAAAATGGATGTTGTTTATCCTTGCAAGCATTGGTTTTGCTTGCGTGAAAAGTATCTTAGCAAGATGTTTATCGGCATACTTATCAAGATCTAGTTCATTATTAAGGTAATCCTCAATCATACTATGAACTGTAGTACCTGCAGTAGTAGCACGTTTAGAAATCTTGTTTGCTTCTGCATCACCAACTCTTGCTCTCCACTCAGCAATAGATTTTCTATTTCTAAAGGAACAGATAGTGGAGATAGATGGATACTTTTCATCTCCTATCTCGTATACTCTCTTTCCTCCAATAGTTTTTGCACTGATGTCTTCAAGAGACATCTCCATAATAACATGATTAAACATTAAAAACCTAATTGTAATTTAGTGATGATGTAATTTCTGATTAGACCACTTCTAACGATGTCATTGACATCGAATTCAAGACAAGCAAACTCGTCCATGATCTGAAGTATCTTCATGAAGTCGAGGATACCATTCTTCTCATTGGTCTTAACTAAATCTGTCTGTGCTACATCACCAGCAAAGATAATTTTAGAATCATTACCTACACGAGTCATGATTGAATCTAACTCATGGAAGTTTAAATTTTGACACTCATCAACAATGACTATAGCATTGTCAAGAGTAGTACCACGTAAGAAAGAGGTACTCCAAAAAGATATTGTTTCTTGTGCCTTTAAGTTATCATATAACATTTCAAAGGCAGGATCATCAGGCATCTTGAACATATACTTTACCATATTCTGATAAGGTATTTGATATAGATGTGCTTTATCTTCATGATCACCTGGTAGGAAACCAATTTCTCTAGTAGGTACAAGAGAACGTACGACATAAAGTTTCTCGTACGGTGTCTTGTTAGATAAGATTTCTTTCAATGCTAGGTACATTGCAATAAATGTTTTACCTGTACCTGCACAACCATATAGGAATAGATTCTTATTCTCTTCGTAAGCATCAAAAACTAACTTCTGATTATCAGTCAGAGGTTTGATCTCAGTTAATTGCTCTGAGTTAATGGGTTTCTTACGTCTCATCTTCTTAGGGGAACTGTTTACGAAATCGAAATCAGAAGTTTTCTTTCTATTACGTGGCATTTAAATGTTGCTAGTAAAGTTGGTGTCGATAGTTGAACCAGGATTTGCTTTCTTAATACTCTTTAAGACATCTTTGAAACCATCAGGTCTCTTGTCTCTAACGTGAGCATCAGCAACCAAACCAGGATAATTGGAATGGAACTGTGTTAAGTTAGGATTATCCTCCTTATATTTATCGAGGTCGAGAATGGACATCCTTTTTTCAAAGGTTTCTCCTGTTTCGTTATCTCTAAATTCGTAAGTTGGCATTACCTAAACCTCTTGGATACAATCATCTCAGCAATAAAGTCACCGAATAATGTGGCTATGATTTGAAGCATAGTTTTGGGTGCACTACCTGCTAACTCCTCAAACATATACATGTTTAATCTGAAAGCATTGTTTGCTTCTGTTATTATCCCATCAACTTCCGTTTGTGTCAAGGGCAAACAATTTAATGTACCTCTATAGTTATTTTTAAAGGCAACTGGATTGGGTATATCTTTGAACTCATAGAAATTAAATGCTTCATCACCTATTTTCAATGACCTCTTTGCAATCCCTTTAAGTATCTGCCCACCAGATAGATCACCCATGTACCTAGTGTAATGGTGTCCTATGAATAGATGTGGTTCTTGACGTGCTACTTCTCTTATCCTTTCAATATAAACCTTGGTAGCATCACTAGGATATATGGTTTCATGCCACCCTTCTCCATAAAAATAATCTAAATCATCTGCTAATGATTTATGACGTTTTAGTTCATCAAATAGTATTGGACTTACCTGATCGTTATCTTTTAAATGCTCTGCAACGTCCTCTAAGGCAGTGTAAACAAAGTAAAGGTTAGATACTAAGGTTCGATAACTTTCCTCGCTTACAACCCCTCTCAGGAACGATGTGACAAAGGATGTATTCTCTGCCATTGAATGAGATTTCTTTGTTCCCAGTTTTATTTGTGATGCAAAGTCCTCTACCATGATAATGCCTCCGATACTATAGGTAACTGTTCTTTGAATACAGTTCTACACTGCTCTACTATATCCATGTGTTCTTTCTGTGTACCATGTGCAGAACGTAATTCTATGTAGTGTATCCATGAACGAACACTACCAGTCATATAAATTCTGGTTGGAGTTGCTAACGGGAGAACAAATCTCGCACATTCCTTCGCAATACCTTCACGGATAAGTTCATTGTATAAATCAATTCCCTCAGCGAAGTAACGAGCAATGTTCTTTTGGAGATTCTCTTTTTGATTCTTGGGGAGATCATCTATAGAATTTTGTCGGTTGGATAAATCTTGTCTTCTTAATTCTGGAACAGGGATGTTAGTTGCTAACATGTTAGTGTCAGCATATCTCTGACTGAATTCTTGGAAAGTAAATGAACGATGTCTTAGTATCTGTGCACCTAGACCTCGTGTTGTCTCTATTTCTAGAGTCATATGTGCTTGCTCAAACACAGACCAGTGCTGATGTTTGATACAATAACTCAACAGTCCTGATACATTTGGGTTATCTTGGTTCTTAGGGTTAGAAACCCTAGCAATGAACCCCATTGTCTTCTCAGCATCAGGAGTAATACTAATCAATTTTACCATAAATTAAATGAAACCTTTGTCGTTATAGTAACCATACATGGTTGTGATATCTTCTTCAGAAGTATCCCATTTGATGTCACCTACATCAATTGCTTTTTGACAAAAAGTATATGCTTTATTGTCGAATTGTACCTTAGAATGAGACAAGGAAGTCATACATACTTCTCTTGCTTTGATTTCGTAATCGTCAATCATTTCTTTTTCCTTGGGTTTTTAGGTTTAGGATTTGCATCCCACATTTTTGGACTGATTGTACCATACCAAGAGTTTAAGTGCAATAGTTTACCACCTAATGTCTTGAGTTTATCATAGTAAGCATCAAAGATAAGTACACTCTTAACAGAAAGCACAAGATCATTAATGATCTCATCACCTATACTATAAATGACAAGAGTAGTTCCTTGTGGGTACTGTGTCTTGTCTATGTCCTTCTCTAAACAATCAGTTTTAAATACTTTGATTTGATAATCTGATGCTTCATCAGTGGTGAAAGAAACTCTAGATTTATTTGGTTTAGTTTCTGTTGTCATTCCGACCATTGAATATTAGGGAAGGCAGAAGTTACAACTGCTTTAGTAATTCTAAACTTCTTATGTAACTGCTTGTCTTTAACCAAACAGATGATGTCTGCTTCAGTTTCATGAAGACCTTCAAGCATTTGAATAAACAACTGCTCACGTTTAAATCTAGTCAGAGAGTTAGCACCTTTGATAAACCTCCAAAGGTTTCTTCCTTCTCTTTCTAGCATAGTATGTTCAGTTCCAATAGGTGCATCGTTTCTTTTGAAAGGAACATCACCTTGTGGTATGTCAGATACAATAGCAGGTTCAAAATTCCACTTGAGGACTGAACGTAGTGCTTGACTATTGTTCTCCTGTAGGATCTTGATTTTCTCTGCTTTTGTTTTGGCATTAGATGCCTTTTTAATAACTTCCGAAATCAATAATTTCATAATTCTATATCAATAGTAATATTATATATCAATCATCCAAATCTGTAAAGGGGTCACGTGTAAACGCATCCTTCTCATCAAATTCGACGCTGATAAGTTTGGCAATTTGAAATGGTATAGGATTACCTTCTGCATCCATCATCTCTGGATGAGGTTGAATTCTTGCCACTTCTTCTGTATCTTCCTTCCCTTCAATAACTTCTAAGTAATTCATGTAATAGTTACTAGCAAACCACCCAAGAATAAATCCAATAATTGTTCCACCGACTGTAATTAATGTTGACAAGGTGAGAACTGCTGCCATATCCATGGCTTTACCTCCATTTAAAACTATAGTTGTGTTATCTTTTGGTTCGGGTTCTTTGCCTAACCTCCTACGAAGCATGAACTCATCACCTTTATTTAGTGGTGGATTTTGCTCGTTTGATTTTTGCTTTTGGTTTTCTTCCTGGTTTTCTTTCGAGTTCATACTTCCATGCATCCTCTAGAATTTTATAAAGATAAGTTTTAATCTTACGTGCTGTTGGTTTAGGTATGTGACCGTAAGCTTCACGAAGTGTTGAATCACCTCCCTTAATGTACTGTTCTAATTCAAGTGTGGTCTCACTTAATTCTACAGCAGTTGAACTTTCACAAAACTTTCTAACCTGTGGTTTAGTTGCTTTGTTTCCTTTAAGATAAAGGTAGCAATTAAATAAGTATCTACCTTTAAATGCTTCTTCTATGGCACGTTCTACCAAGGGGTAGAATTCGTCTTCATACCAATCCATTCTGTTTTAAATAAGTAACTGTTTCTTTTGATCCACCTATTGTACGTGCACCAATTGTAACTTGTGGGAATGTTGTACCCTCACCGAATTCATTGTAAAATGCTTTCTTACTAAAGTGTTCATCTAATTTGTACACGACATAGTTTATCTTTAATGCATCGAATAACTCACAAACCTTTTTACAATAAGGGCAGTCGGTCTTAGAATATACCGTTATGTTTGATAACATCTGGTGAAAATTGTTCTTTTAATTTTATCTATAATAAAGGCATGTCCATCTTAGCATAAAAAAGAGGGGTGTCAAGCACCCCTCATAAATTTATCCGTATGGACTTAGAATGTGAACTTCACACCTGCTTTAGCACCCCAGTCGATGTCATCTTCGTTAGTAACACCAGATAGTTCTCCGTAGAACTTATCATAAGAACCACCAAGGTATCCTATTAGTTCAACGTCACCGAACTCGTCAGTTGACTCAAGATGAGTTACAACAGGACCACCAGAAACGTAGTATCCAAGACCACCTTCTGTTTCTCCTTCGTATCCTACTACTGCTTCAATTCCACCAGAAGAATATTCTCCATCAGGATATGATCCACTTGCTTCTATATTAACATATGGACCAGCAAAAGCTGCACCAGATACTAGAAGAGGAGTTGCTGCTACTGCAGCTATTGTTGATTTAAAAGACATGTTTGTTTGAATTATCTCGCATAGGGTAATAAAAATCCCTTGCGGATGATAGATCCCCGACATGGGATCCTTTTACATACGCAAAGGGTTACGATCTTTCGAGTCCTTTGTATGATAGTATTTAGTTTAACACAAGGTTAAGATTGTGTCAAGTTATTCTTTGATGACATTCTGAATGGTAAAGATAGCAACTGTTGTCAGTACTGTCACATTTACTAGTATTAACCCTATCATCTTCATTGTAGTGAGTGTGCCGAGCATCTAATATGTTAAGTTTTGTTACTTAGTATATATCTAACAGTTTTTGTTGAGATCTTCTGCCATGTTACCACCTATCTGTGCACCCTGTTCTCCACCAAACATTGCTACCCAACCTGCAGCAACCCAACCTACGAATGGTATGCCTGATACAGCAGGTGCAGCAGCAGCACCCATACTAGTACCTACAAGTTTACCTGTTCCTTTTGCAGCACCGATTGCTTCGATACATGCTTCTGATTTTAAAGTACCTTTAGTTCCTTGTGATGACTGTGGACTATTATGAACATCTCCAGTCATAGTATACTCTTCGACACTCTTCTGAGTGTTGTTTGCTAGTCCTAGGAAACCACCTTTCTTTTTAATATCCTTAGTGGTGTACATGACTTTAGGGTCATTTGATTTGTAACTAATTTGATATCCATCCTTACTTGCTGTTACCTTATAAGAAGTATAAGGACCTACAGGTAAATTAATTTGTGGTAGTTTTGTAGTTCTACGATTGGCAATCGTACCAATCATACCAATATGTGAAAGACCAACTAGTGTACTAACAATTACAACACCTATCTTAGTCCAGTTTGGTTTTCTTTTTGGTTTCTGTGGTTTTACCTCAGCACCAAACATTGCTTCATCGGGATCCATTTGTTTTCATTTACTCACCTAAAGTATGTATAACAGGATTAACATTTCTTAGTATATTATACAAATCTCTGTTCTCTGCTGTGGACACTGGATAGAACTCAGCATGAGGATCGAAACCAGGATACCTTGTTGCTTGGTTGATTACTATTGATCCACCCTCACCTGACACTGACCTATGAAATGTATTACGTGGTATTACTAAAGCACCACTGTGTCTATTGAGATGTACTATATGGTATTGATTCTTCCAATCTCTATTAATCAACTCAAAGGTTCTCTCTCCCTGTACCACTCTGTTACAGTCGTCTTGAAAACTATGAATGTAAAACTGTTTACCTCCTACACAATCAGGTGGAGGTGAGATAGCAGCACCTTTGTGTACTACAAGGTCAGCAGCATTCGATTCTTCTACTGATATATCATAAAAAATAACACTGTCTGTTTCTCTAAACACACGGTGTTCATTAAAATTTACGTCACTCATGCTGTAATTTTTCTAATACTGTTTCTTTTTGTATGGGTGCTATGTCATTAAGACCATTAGCATCAAACCATGGTGCATCTTCCCAATCAAATCCTTCACCAAATGTATTATCAGGTGACATGACATACCAATGACACTTAGCATCAGGTATATCTACAGCACACACTGCCCAATCATCTGCCCACTGAGGTACTTGAACGTACATCACTGGTAGATGATTAGCAAACAATGAAAGTATGAAAGAAAATATAATCACATTCCGTTCCAGAATGTATCTACTGGTGCTGCCATGTTTCTTGAAATAAAATACAAACCTACATTACAAGCGAACCAGTTGAGGTTTACAACCCATGCCTGTCTCCAACAGTATTTCCTGTTGGTTTGTACAATATAATTGTTTCTTTCGTTCATTGATTTGTCAAAAGATAAAGGTCTTACCTTAAGAATCTGCTCCAGTATCAATGAGATTACGAAACCAATCGCAAAGACATAGAACAACAGGTTTAGTAAACCTGCCATTGAAAATAAAAATGAGATCATTAATCTCTTTGCCTCCAGTCATCAGACCTTTCTTGATGAAACCATTCTACCACATCATTTGGATTTTGGAAACCCCTAAGGTGATTACTTGAATCGGGGTCTCCAATATTCAAGTTATTCAAAAAAGAATCGTTCGGATTCTTACTCATTCTTCTTGCTGTTTGTAGCATACCTCTTGCTGAGGTGTTTGCCTTTGATAATTTCTCTGCCCATATCATATCTTCTAACTTTACTTCTGTGCCTGAGGCAATGTCCTTACAGATTCCTTCTAGACGCAATCGGTATTGGGTAGATAACATAGATTAATAAGTATTATTAGTATTAATTATACAACTTATAATCGCTTTAGTATTCTTCTGTCAGTATAGCATAAAAAAAGAGGGTGTTTGACACCCTCTGAATTTATTTACTGAAACTATACTTCTTGACAAACTATAGTTGCTTGTGAAAATGTTTTACACTCAAACACTTTCTTTCTTGATAATAATGTAATTATGCCGAATAGTTGTGCGATTATAATAATCGAACAGACATACTTAGTCAGTTGTTTTGGTTTGATTTCCATATGTCTATCCGATTGTTAGTGTATCGTAACTATTTACCTATTCTTTCAACTGCGGCTCTTGACTTCTCAAGAATGTCACCCTTCAAAGGAACAAATCCTAGTGTAGGTGCTTTGTCTTGATACTCATCACTCAATAGAGTTGATAGAGATGTCTTGATTGCCTTTGT